TTATTGTTTCTAGGGGGTCTAATCAGCCCCTAGGAGGATTTATCCTCTGTTTTGTCTATACTTATTACTATTTATCTCAGTTTCGAGATGTGGGAAATAGGGCTATAGGCTCATCCCATTTCAGACATTGTTTTATATACTATTTGTATTATCTAGTAGCAATACCTTGGTTCTTGGAATAGGGCTTTGAGCTCACCATGATCCCTTGAATATTCCCAACGATTACTATGACAACTTGATTTAAAACTTGCAGCGTGAAATGCCTGCACCAACCAACCCAAACCTACTATAATTATCGTCACATTGATATGAGTATCGGTCGTTGCCCGAATGTCTAATCAGATCTTAATTATTTTACGATTTACTTGTTTTAACAAACATTTATTTGTGGCAGATTAGTCTGCCCCTACAAGTCTCCATAGTGGAGATTAATTTACTTGTTTTTATAAACATTTATAAGTTTTACTCGTTTTTCATAAACGTTTATGTTAGGTAATAGGATTTCTTTTTAATTTTAGCATTTTCTTTATATATATACTTTTATTTTCCAATTTTTTCTATTTCTTTCTTTTAACTAGTTTATAATTTTTGAATACCTTTTCTTTCTCTTATTTTAGTTTATTTCTTTTTAGTTCTTTTTACTTTCTGCTCCCATACAATTTTGAATTGTCCAGGACAATTATTATCTTTTACTGATTTAGAAAAATCTTTATATTTGCAAATATTTCCAAAGGTGTTCGGTGAGAAATTAGCTCGGGGTAAGACCCTAATTATCGGAGACTGGATGTTTCGTTGTTTTGACACTACCAAGCCCGATGAAGTGAAATCAAGCTTTAGCTCGCTATTAAAAATTATATCCTACATCTGAAGATGACTAAGTCTGGGTGTATAGCGCTATCTATCGAGATAGTACCCTGCCCAAGATTATCGGTTTATAACCTGTCATCGAATGGTGTTTTATGTAGGACGAAGACTACACCAAGTCCGACATGCAGCCAAATTCAAAAACAACATTTTCAGCTGAGGCGGCGGTCCAGCAAACTTTCGGGTTTAATTCGCCAACTGATTCGCACTCCCCTAGGTGTGCAAACCCAACTTTTATTTCTTCCACGGATCCAGATTATGGTGAAGTGATGATTGAACATACGTTCAGATTAGTGGATAAGATTTTATTCCAATTCACTGAGCAGAACGAGTTCGCAAATCCTGAAGATAAGGATTGGTTTTTGAAAACATTTGAAAACTTTTTCCATATCGTGCAAATGACACGTAAGTGTACTAGCATACAGGATGTTATTCAGATTTTGTCTATAGCATATAAATTGCAAACAGGCAAATCTAGCGTGAGATTTATTACTGATAAATGTAAAAAGATCTTCGCGTCAGAACTACAGTCTTCTGATACTGCTTTTTTCTTAGGCACGGTTCGTGGTTTATTTGAATCCACTGTGACTATTGCGGAGCATCCGATTATTTCTAAGTTTATTAAGTTATATTCGGCACTTATCGTGCACGGATATCTTGAGAGATTTGGAATTACTATTGATGATGAATCGTATTCCAAGCTTGAAACTAAAGCTATGTTATTGAACTATAGTTCACGAAAATCCCTATGGGTGCTCATTGCAGATGTTGCTCTTACTATTGTTGAGAGATTACATGAATGGCATCTTACGGGTGATTGTTCTAGTTTATTGCATAATAATCATGCTTATGAACTTTGGGCTAAAGAAGCTGATCGAATTTTGTCTTTACAAAATTACACAAGCAATCTTGAAGCTCATGGAACTACTTACTTTTCCTATATAGCGGATCTCAAAGATGCTATAGAGAAGGGTGAAGGTTTCGCTCGTTTTACTTTGAAATCGAGTGGTACTGATCCCACACTAATTAAAAAGAAGTTGTTTTCATTACAGCTTATACATAATTGTGAAGTTACGAAGCGCGCTGCTGGTAAGGAACGTATGGCACCTTTTGGTGTTCTAGTTTACGGTACTTCTAGCGTTGCTAAATCGACTTTCTCTAAAATGCTCTATTGCTATTATGGTAAATTATTTGGCTTAGATGTGGCGGATCATTTCCGCTATGTTCGTAGTCCAAGTGATGAGTACTGGAGTAATTTTGATTCTAGTAAGTGGTGCATCCAAATGGATGATATCGCTTTTTTGCTGGCATCTAAATCCTCCACAGTTGATCCAACACTTTTGGAATTGTTGAATGTTATAAACAACGTTCCCTTTGTGCCCCCCCAGGCCGATTTAGCCGATAAGGGTAAAACACCCGTGTTGGCCAAATTGGTTGTTGCGACATCGAATGCAAAAGATCTCAACGCGCATGAATATTTTCATTGCCCGTTGGCAGTTCGTAGACGATTACCATATGTTATTCATGTCGAACCAAAAAAAGAATTCCTTCATGAGAATGGAAAATTTATAGATACTTCAAAATTGTATTCTAATGAAAATGAATTCCCCGACTTCTGGAATATTACTATTTCCAAAGTCAAACCAGTAATTGATCCCTCGTTACGACACGAGTTGGCAGATCTTGAGGTAGTTCAAAAGTACACTGATGTACATGAATTTCTTAAGGATTTTGCACGTAGTGCGTTGGCGCATGAGGATATACAGCGTAAAGCATTATTAAATGATGTGAATATGAGCGAGATTAAAATCTGTCGCAAATGCTACAGCTTAGAATCGCGATGTGAATGTCTTAACGTGCAAGCTGACGATATGCCTTTACCTCCAACCCCTATGGAGATGATAGAACTGGAAACCTTCAACACCACGGAATGGATGTTTGACGACACTCCCTATTTTACGATAGGATGGGAATATTTTACCCAATCTTGTAGATCGTTATATGGTGTGTGGATAGTCTTCTTCCTGCGATTATCATGGTTTCAATGGCTTTTAAAGTATCGTTGGTATCGTGGTGTCGTTCAAAGGTGGATGGTTGATATGCTACCCTTTACTCAGGGTGTGGCGCTATTAGGTTATGTCAATGAAAGAGTGTTGAACCGTCCCAAATGGAAATTGGCCGTAGGCTGTATGACCGTATTAGCGGGTGGTGTTACATTATATTATTGTGCTGAAAGCTTCTATAAGAAGGATGACAAACCTAAAGAAAAGAGTACCCCAAAGGAGGGTGAAGTGCCAATCAAGGTTACTAAACCCACTGAAATTGATGAGTTTGATCTCCAAGGCAATGTTTTCTCTACTACAGAGGACCAATTGCTTAAAGAAAAGTCTGAAAACGTGTGGTACAACAAAGACATCGTTCTAACCTCGTTTGATGTCCCTAAGCCCAGTGCGTCACTGAAGACGTTAGATAGAATTGGTATCCGTGATCATTTTCACAGAAATTGTATTCGTATAACATCCACTCGAGTGGTTCATGGCAGGACTATTACGAAATCGTTAGGCGCTGTTATGGTTAAAGGCCATTATTGTCTTGCCAACAAACACCTGTTTCCCGAAGATGCTGATGATTACAAAATTAGTATTGTACAAGGACCAATAAGTGAGGGTTTGAGTGGTAACGTGAGTATGACCGTGAAATCAAATGATGTGGTGAGACGACCGGATAGCGATTTTTGTATAATCAAAATCCAATCGCTCCCGCCCTTCAAAGATATTACGAAATTCTGGGGAGAAGTTCCTTTACCCTCAATTTCTAAGGCTCTTACACTACGCCGCACATTGGCGGGTAGTATCGAGTTTGATGATGCTTATGCTTTAGACTATAGTCCAGCTATGTATCAGAGAGACCTTAACCTGACCCTTAATGTATATTTCGGTAAAGTTTCGGTGGATTCCAAAGATGGAGATTGTGGCGGCTTGTATATAGCTACTACACCACGTGGCCCCATTATAATAGGGTTACACATTTTAGGAAAGGAACGACGAATTGGTGTTCTCAGTGTTATGAAAAGTGATATAGAGGAACTAATTTGTGAGCATCAGCGCCGCTTTGGTGGTGTGTTGGTGGTTCAGGGTGGCGGTACGCCAAAGTTTAGTGCGGGTAGTATAGAGAGATCTATTACATCACCGCATTATCGATCGGTTTTTCGCTACATACCTGAGAGTAAAGGCCATTTATATGGTTCTTTTACAGGTTTTAGAGCGAGCCCTAAAAGTTCAGTCTGTCCTACACCTTTGTGTGATATTATGCTTAAGCATTTAAATACCACATTAAAGTACGGACGACCCAAACTTTCGGGTTGGGAGTTGTGGAATAAGGGTATTTCCCCAATCCTCACTCCAAAAATATCGTATGATAAGACAATTCTTCGACGTTGTGTCGATGGATATGTATCCGATATTTTAGGTGGTTTACAAACAGGCTGGCAGGCTGATTTAGTAACTTTGTCTAACAAAGCTGCTATTAATGGTCTCCCAGGTGTTAAGTTTATTGATGGTGTTAATCGTAACACTTCTATGGGTTTCCCATGGAATTGTCCGAAAAAGAAATATATCATTGAGGAACCAGACGAAAAGTATCCGGATGGGATTAATTTCCCTTCTGAGATTTGGGAAGAAGTGGAGCGTATTGAAGCTCTATATTCTCGAGGTAAACGTGCTTTTCCTGTTTTCGTATATCACCCCAAAGATCAGGCTGAGGTTTTCCGCAAGATTAAAGCACATAAAGTGCGCTTATTTTCAAGTGGACCTTTACCATGGTCATTAGTGGTTAGGAAGCAATTGTTATCCTTTGTACGTTTAGTACAGAAGAATCATTTTGTATTCGAAGCCGCTGTAGGCTTAGCATGCCAATCGCCTGAGTGGTCTTCTGTTTATGACTACTTAACACATTTCGGTAATGATCGTATGGTCGCCGGAGATTATGGTGCTTTTGACAAAACAATGCTGCCCGATTTTATTTTGGCTGCGTTTGAAGTTATAACTGCTGTTTATCGTGCTGCAGGTTTTTCAGAGGAAGAACTCCTGGGCTTAATGTGTATTGGCGAAGATATCGCTTTTCCCGTTACAGATGTGAATGGTGATTTGTTCGAATTTTTCGGATCAAATCCATCAGGTCATCCACTGACGGTTATAGTGAATTCATTGGTGAATAGTTTATACATTCGGTACGGTTACCATGTTACGAATCCGAAGAAAGAAGTTTCCTCATTTAAACAACATGTACATGCGCTCACTTATGGTGACGATAACGCGATGGGCGTATCTAAACACGTTCCATGGTTTCATCATACCAGTTTGATGGGCGCACTATCTGACATTAATGTAGTTTATACAATGGCTGATAAAACATCCGAATCAATTCCTTATATTGACATTTCTAATGTGTCTTTTTTGAAGAGATCTTGGGTGTTCGAAGCAGCTGTAAAAGGCTGGTTTTGTCCTCTTGAGGTCGAATCGGTGCATAAATCACTTACAATGTGGATACCTTCTAGCACAATTAGTGCTGAAGAGCAAATGGTGCAAGTTATATCTAGCGCACATATAGAATTTTTCTTTCATGGGCGTGAGGTGTTCGAGCATAATCGCGCATTTTTTGCAACCATATTAGCTCAAGAACCGTACTGCTTTTATGTAAAGAGTAGTACGCTACCATCGTGGGACGAGATGATAGAGAGATACTTAAGGCCGAGTGAGGCTGCCCAATTCACTACCGGGGTGGAATACCCTGCTGACGGCCTAATACAGCCCGATGATAGTGATACGTATTTTTAGAACTTTTAATGTAGCTAGTGCAGCGATGGAATGCACTGATAACGTTGAGACAGTCACTGTAAGTACTGTCACCCTTAGTGTTCCGATTGAAACACACTTTGGGATTAATACTCAATCACTACAACCAAACGACCTCTCCACTTATAAACTTCAATCTGAAGATGTGGCTGAAGATGAAATCTCGGCCCATTTACAGGGAGAAGAGGGTGGGGAGGCCACACACCAAACAGTTACCTTTATTGATAATGCTGTAGGGATCACTATTGATGCCCCGAGCATAGCCAATTCGGTTGCTGTTGTTGATAACACCAATGATTTGTCGTTGGGAAATTTTCTTTCTCGACCGACTTTAATTGATACTTTTTCTTGGTCTACTTCAGACCTTAATGGTGTTAAAAACACAATCACACCGTGGTCTCTCTTTCTGAATGATACTCTTATCAAGAAGAAAATTGATAACTACGCCTTTTTGCGGGCTCGCCTGCATGTTAAGGTGTTAGTTAACGGTACCCCTTTTCAGTATGGAGCTTTGCGAACTTGTTACTCACCCCTTTTGGGTTTGGTGTCGGATAAAATCCGAACCAATTTAGTGAGCACACAACCTTTGTTGATTCCGTACTCTCAACAACCAGGCTTTTTTATCCAACCCCAAGCTAACGCTGGTGGTGAGATTATTCTACCTTTCTTTTATCATAAAAATTGGTTAAATATTACCTCGCTAACTGATGTTCAGCAAATGGGTACTCTCAATTATGTGATTTATTCACCTTTGAAAGTGGCTGTTACTGGTGGAACCTCCACCGTCACCGTGCGGACTTATGCATGGATGACTGATGTCCAATTAATGGCTTCGACCTCTTCCCTCTCATTACAGGGTAAGGACGAATATGGTAAAGGCATCGTTTCTGCACCTGCTACAGCAGTTTCTGCTGTCGCTAATATGCTTAGTAAGGTGCCTATTATAGGACCATTTGCACGAGCAACGGAAATTGGTGCTAATGCTGTAGCTAGTATTGCAACATTGTTTGGTTACACGAACGTTCCTGTCATATCAGATGTTTGTGCTTATCATCCAATGAATGCTCCTATGCTAGCATCCAGTCATATAGGGACTCCAGTTCAAAAATTAACCTTAGATCCAAAACAAGAATTATCTATTGATCCAAGCCCTCATGGTTTAGGATCTGAAGATGAATTATCCATGGCTTATTTGATCAGGAAAGAAAGCTTATTTGCTACTACTTCTTGGTCAACAGCCGATACAGCGGGTTTCCAGCTGTTTAATGTTCGGATCAATCCCAACCTAACCGGTAACATTACTCTCAATAATGCTTCAGCGGTAGCGGTAGGGAAGCGGGTATATGATATTCCCCTGTCTTATGTTGGACGTTTGTTTAAACATTGGAGAGGAGACATCATTATTCGCATCAAAATCGTGGCTACTAAATTCCACAAAGGTCGTTTGAAAATTTCTTATGACCCAGTGGCGGATATATCTGCGATAGATGTTAGCGAGAATGCAGTCTACACTCAAATCTTAGATATTGGTGAGACTGATGATATTGAAATCGTCATTCCCTATCATCAAGCGACAGCTTGGTTACGCAATAATCAATCGATCAGTGATAACTTCACACAGGGCAATTCTTTAGCGCCCCGCGCAGGAGTTGACAATGGTCTTTTAACCATACGCGTGCTAAATGTGCTGTCTGCACCTACGTCAGGTACAGTCGATATGTTATTCTTCGCCCGAGGTGGAGACAATTTTGAATACGCTAATCCAAATGGTCATATTGGACCAGATGGCACTAATGTAGTACCTTCATTTTTTGCTCTTCAAGGACAAGATACCGTCGACTTAACACCGACAAAATTTATCATGGGTAATACCACTATGGCACGCCCAGAGCGTTATGCTCAAAACTTCGGTGAGTGTGTAGGATCTTTACGAAATATTTTGCATCGATCTACAGTATTGGAAACTACATCTATTGATGCTGTTACCGCTGCTTCTACCACCACTATCGTTAAGGCATACAAACGAATGCCTAACGTACCCGGTTATCAACCAGGGACCTATCCTCTGCAAGCTACGAAAATTATCGCAGCATCAGGAAATGCCAATTATTGTTTTAACACAATGGGGCATGTACCGTATATTGCAGGGATGTTTATGGGTTATCGTGGAAGTGTGAATTATCATATCACGCCTTCTTTCGAATTACAAGGTCCTTTAGCAGATGTGCGTATTGTGCGTTCTACGAATAGTAATTCGTTTACACAAAATATGCGCTATTATACTGCTTTTACTAGTGTTCTTAATTCTGCGTCAGCATCCGCTCGAGCTAATAACTTGAATCGGACTAATGGCATTGATGATGGACTATCTGGTATAGGTATTACAGCCGTTCAGACCAATAATACGTTAAGTTTTAACTTTCCGGATTATAATCATTTCAATTTTTCCCTTGTGGATCCCGCGCTTTATGCTAATGGATCTACTAAGGATGGAACCGACGAGCAAGCTGCTATTCTCAAAATTCTGTTTAAGAGTGTCGCCGCCACACCTGTGGATGGTGCTACAATACAGACTGAGATGGCTGCTGGCCCGGATTTCACAGCACTCTTCTTCTTGTGTTGTCCAACTCTCGATTTTTCGACTAATGGACCTACGCCAGTTTAATTGCGCTATGGAATGTTCTTTATACTTTACTGAGTAAGTATGCGTACATTGAGTGCGGATCGTTAAGTCGTGATCGCTCATAAAGTTGCGGATCGTTAAGTCGTGATCAACTTTTTACATATCAAAACTCATACAAATCCTACGGTTCGGTCGTAGGTGGCGTTATTAACGCTTTTACCTCGACAGGCTTAATGCCTCGAGAGCGGAATTCTAATTTTACACTTCATAGGTGTGTTTGGAGCTTCGTGATCGGGGCTCGAGTTTGTCCTGTGAATCGTCATCTTTTAATACCGCTGTCGTGTAAATCGAACAGCA